TTAAAGGAATTCTTGCAGGATGAGGAAGTTGTGGAATTATAGCATCAGCTATTTCTAGTGGATTTAGAAAGCCTGCTTTTACTACATTGCCAGAACCAGGTAGTTGTTTAGTTGCTAATCTACCAACTTCAGATAATGCTGGACCATAAGTTGATGCTACTTCATTACCTATAAATTTAAAAGGAGCACCAATTGCTGTACCTATAGTTTGTCCTACAATAGGTATACTTAATGCAGTTTGTAACCCACCTTCTAATATATTACCTTGTGCTATATTACCTACACCTTGTACAAGTAAACCTGCAGGATTAATGGTTGAGTTAACAACATTATCCATCTCTCTTTTAGTAGCCATTACATCAGGAGATACTATTTGCTGAGAGTTATTATCTAAATCAACTCTAATAGTTTCCATTGCACCCAATGCACCTGGACGTTGTTCATATCTGTATCTAGGGGATATTTCAAGAGGTTTTAAAGAACTTGTAGACTCCCACATATTAGTTTCAGGATCATGAATCATAGAGTATTTTTGCAACTCTGTTGTAGGTATTATATTACCATTTGCATCAATATATCTAGCATATGTTTTAAAGTTAGGATCTAAGTATATACTTTGTCCATCAGGTGTTTTATATTCTTTTCCTTTAGGACCGCCATTATCATAAAGTATTCCACCATCTCTTCTAATTTGAATAGGAACTTCAGTATTAGACATTACTAAAGGTTTAGCTTCAGATTGTGGAACTTGAGGAACTCTATAGTTAGGAGTTGTAGCAGGAAGAGTTGGCATCTCAACTTGTGGCTGAGGTTGCTGAAACTGCTGAGGTTGTTGTTGAATTTGCTGTTGTTCTTGTATAAACTGATCTAGAATTTGAGGATTATGGAAAACATCTAATATGCTTCCTGTATATCCTACTTGTTTTGCTTGGTCAAGCAATTGTCTTCTAGTAGCATTATCCATTTACTTTTACTTTAAGAATGTAAGTTTATACTTTGACTTATTAATGTCAGATTTAACTTCATCTAAAAGATTATTGAATTCGGAAAATTTACATTCAGATTGAAGACTATCAATTTGACTTTTAATACCATCTAATGCAGTTAAACATCCAGTTACATCTTTAAACTTTGGACTAACGTTAAAATCCATAAAATTTAAAAGAGTTTCAGATATTCCTTGATAATTTTCTACTAATGTATCTGCATGTCCTCTTAATGAATCATATAAATCATTTAATGTAACATGTGCTGCATAAGAACCTTGTCCAGTAATTCCCCAATGTAACATGTGAACTTTATTAGCAGTTTCTAATAAACTTAATGCTAATTCTGCTACTAAATTATCTAATCTTCCAGTACCCCTAAATCCTGCTTCTAAGTTTTTAATTACTTCTGTTCCATTCTTCTCTAAACTATCTAGAGGAGTTAGATATTTTGACATTCCGTCTTTTTTAGCCATTATTTTCTGTATTAGTAGTTTGTGCTAATTTATTATTTATTTCTTGTTCTTTAAGTTCAAGTTGTCTTTGCTTAATCTCAAAGTCTTTCATCATTTTTTCTAAATTAGCTGAATTCTTTTTTTCATCATTTTCAGTATTGATAAGAGCAAGTTCAATTTGTAACTGACGATCTTTTTCTTTATCAATATTAGTAAGTTCCATTTGCTGTTGCTGAATTTGCAATGCCTGTTGTTGCTGTTGTTGTTGAGCTTCCTGTTGAGCTTTATTAAGTTCTTCTTGAGCTTTTTCAGCTTGTCTAATTTTATCTTTAATTTGTGGGAAACTATCGCTTTCAAAGATTGAGATAGCTGCTGACATTGGAAGACCATTTTGTACTGCAGCTTGTGCAAATCCTCTGATTGCTTGAAGTTTCTCAACATCTTTACCTGCATCAGATACAAAGATTCCGTATTCAGTTTCTAAATGTCCCAGCCCATCAACTTCTAATTCTGCTAGAGTATTGTCTGGCATTATAAACATTCCTTTCTTCCCATTAATCCAAGCAATTTTAGAATAGTCAATTAATCCTTGCAATTCACGTTGCTCAAAGTTTGAGAATTTTCTAAATAAATCTTCAGTAATGTGTGAAGATTGTACAATGGCTTGCTGAGATGTTCCTTTCCCTTCGTAAGTCCCTAAAGAACCTTGACGTTGTCTATTAACACCACTTAATTTTTCCCATTCCACCATGATTGATTCTAAGAGGGTAAGGTATTGTGAGATGGTCTTAATTGACATATCCAACACTGATTGGTGCTGCGGAGAAAGTTGTATTCCCTCTTTGTTATAATCTACCCAAGCAATACCTGTACCCTCTACAAAGTACATGAATTTATCCATATCCCAATTCTTAGGGATCATGTTAATATCGAATTGAGCAATGATGTCTTTTGACCTGGCTATTGCTAATTCCATTCTGTATTTGTAAATATTGTAGTTGAGTTGGTAAGGTATTCCAAGGCTAACTAAAGAGATTGGTTGTGAATTAATATCAGAATATTTTCTTCCATTAATTGGGAGTTTACAAATAGATGGGTTATCCATACTAGTTCTTTGAATAGCTAATGGATTCATTTTAATATAAAATCTTCTATCTATTCTAACTCCCTCCCATACTTCGTTAACCCATTCCCATTCTAAAGAGGCTTGCATTTGTTCTTTCATTTCTTTAGTAAGTTTGAAAGTTTCATCTACCTCTTTAACTTCTTGAACTCCTGTATTGGGATCTATATAATTTAAAAAACCAATTCTTTTTCTTGATTTCCAATAAACGGTTACGGTTTCAATTAACCTATTACGATAAATATTATCATCTGCACCTGACGCTTCAGCTCTGTATAAAAGATAAGCTTCTGCAGATGTATGTGTAGGAGATTCTAATTCTAAGATTTGTTCATCAGATAAAAACTCTCCATATGCATCAATTAAAGTAGAGGCATGTGAGAATTTTCTAATGATTGCCCAATCCCCATCTTCTACAAAATCAATATCAGGATCTTTATCAAAATCAACATCTAGTGGATTAATGACTTCATAAAATGGTTCATTACGTCTAACTCCTTTGTGAGAATAACATTCCCCTGCAATTAAAAAGTGGAACCATTGCTTTTGAAATTTATCATAAATCTCTTGTTGATTCATAATATAATTTAAAGCATATTGTCCTCTAATTGCTCTTGAATCTACATAAGTACGATTGAATTCTTCTTGAATTTGCTTAGGAAGCGGAACTTCTTGCTCCTCTCCTTGTACTTGTCCTAATTTAATTAATTGATTTAAGAACTGAGTACGTATGTTGCTTAATAATAAGTTTTGTAATTGCTCTTCTTTTTGACTAACAGCATCTGCATTTTGCACAGTAACTGAATACTCTAAAGGACGTTTAGATTTCTCTCCAAGAAGTAAATCAATAATGGGTTTAATGATTGGGTAATTTCGTAACTTAGTTGGGAAATTTTTTCTAGTTTTTCCGTAAGGTTTAAGTACATAGTTATAATCTTCTTCATCTATTACACCATTATAGTAGTCATATAAAGATCTAAGGTATGCACGACGCTCACTAATTCCAAACTTTGATAAGTTAATAAATGCATCTACACAATCTTTTCTCCATTTTTCATCTTTTTGAGATAATGGTATTCTTTGTTTAGGTATATGAGCTTGTCCGTACATTAATCACAAAATTAAATTAAATTTTTAGTAAAGATACAAAATTAAGCAATTTATTTATATATTTTATCAAACCAGTCATTTGCTGAATTATCATTAATCTGCACGTAAACTTCTTTATTATACAATTCTCTCATATGATACATTGCAATCATTAATGCCATTACACGGTCAAAGTTACCTTTACGATTAAATTTAATTAACTCTTGCAATAACCCTGGGTCATAAATTTTATGTAAGTTAAGGGTAAATGTATTATCTTCATCTACGCCTCTGCTATCAATAAGCCAGTCTCTAATATAAAGTTCCCCTTGATTTTTACGTTGCTCAGTCATGTGCATCCCATATTGACGTTTGACATTTTTACTTCGTAAATCTCTTTTATCTAACATCTCAAATTCCTCTTGTAGTAAATGCAGTTTCCTAAATCGCTTAGCATAAGGTATTATTTCTCCTCGGTCATTCTCAAATCCTATTTTAGCGTTATAATATTCTGCTAGCATAAACAGATTTCTATTATACTCATCTTGAGTTTGTGGACGGCCTACGTAAGATGCTACAATTAAGTCATCAGGTTTAGACATATTATTAGGGACTTTAATAACATACGCTGCTCCTAATGAACCTGTTGTTCCTGCCTGCGCGTAAGGGTCATGCCCAATAATATACATATTTTTTGGGGTGATTTGCTCTTGATCTGTCTTAAATGGAGGTTCATATACTACTACTGCCCCTGTAACATCATCATCTTTTCTATGTGGGAATTTAGTAATTGGTTTAAATGGGGTATTGCCGCGAAAATCTATCTTCCCTTCAGAGTTATAATACAATTCTCCTGCTACTCCAATAGCATCTAAGTTGTTTGCTATTACTCGATTGTACTGTTCTTTCAAAGAAGTAACGTCAAATGTATTTCCAGTAACTTGAAGTGTAGCTTCTTGTGGAGTAAAAGCATGTTCAGCTACATATTGATCAAAAGATTTAGCATCATTCCCTTTTTTCTTCTTTTCTCTTTGCTCTAATTCAAATTCTATAGCTGAGTTTATATCACTATTCCCATTTTTATCAATAAACCCATCTAGATTTTTATAAATTGGGTGAAAAAACCCACAATTAGTTCCCATTGCCCCAGCATCCCATTCATTTTCAAAAGATAAACAATCATAAGCTTCAGGATGATAGAATAATTCTTCTAATCCTTCAAATCCAGGACCTTCTTCTCCACCAGTTCCAAATGCCACCATAGTTCCAAGTGTTTTAGACCCTTGTTTCATTGTTGGCATAGCAACTTCCCAAGCTTTTAGTAACCCTGTAAAAGATCCTGCTTCTTCAAAGAAGATTAATTCCCCTGCTTTACCACGGACTTTGTCTGGATCATCTTTTAAACTTACTGCAAGTATTTGAGACTTAAACCCTAATGTTACATCTGCCCCATTTACATTCTTTTTATACCCAGATTGCTTATGCATATCTGTATCTTTAATTCTAGGTTGAGTCCAAGCTGTATTGTCATCAATAAATGATAAAATATCCCATGTTTTAGACATGATACCATCCCCAATTAAGTATTGTTTATCTGATGCAAATACAAAGTTCTTAGAATTCCGTAAATGATAGTAGTTTCTTGCTAACATTGCTGCAGCTTTGTATGAATAACCTTTACGTCTAGCCTTAAGTACTACAATATGTTTGTTACTTTTCCTAGCTTTTTCTATTGCTTGAAAGTAATCATAATCCCCATCATAAAATGCAGGGAAAGTTCTTTCACGTTGTGAATATTCCTCCCCAGTTATTGGGTCAACTACATCAACTACTCTATCTATTACACAATAGTTAAGATAAAAGTAATGAAATCCTGTGATATGAATCCCATTTACCTCGTATCCGTACAGACATCTATGTTTTTCTTCATCCCAAAATTCATAATACCTTTTAGAGTTTTTAGTCTCATCAGTATAAAACCCTTTGGATAGGTAATTAGTAGATGCTGGGGAAAATAAATGAGTATCTTTAAATGCCATTATTCACTGTATTTGTTAGTGACAACTCCCCCACGATTTGGATTATCTTTCTCTGCTTGTTTTTTAACTAGTTCTTCAAGTTTATCTAATCCTTCAACTACATCCCCCATTTTAGATAAATTAGCTACTAAATCTTTTGCTTGGTAAATTAGCCGTCCATTCTCATCCATTTCTGTTAGATCAATAGTAGCAAAATATTTTTCTAGTTTAGTAACTGATACTCTTGCAGCTTTAAGAAGTTTAATAGCATGTGTTTCAGATAATTCTTTATATTTGTCAATTCCTGCTTTAAGTTTTGGGGTTATTGCAATATTAAAATCTTTAATAAGAATCTCTTCTCTTTCATTTTGTTCATATGCAGCATAACTAGATCTATGGTCCACAAAATGATAAAGGAATGC